GAGGTGGGAGTGCGGCCCATCTGGTGCGCGCGGGTGCGTTCGCCCACGAATTGTTTTTTCATCGAACCGACGATGATCTCGGCACTCTTCAGAAACTGTTTGTACAGTTCCTTTGGCAGTTCCTTCGAAGCCTTTTTGAGATTCCGTTTCATCTCCTCCGGGCCACGAGAATTTCCACCTTTAGTGAAGACGCCGACCTTAAACATTAGTACCCCACAGCCTTGTACCCGGCAAGCAGCGAATCAAGCTCTTCTCTGAGCTCTTTCTCAGTTCGGAAGGTGATCGATCCATCGCCCACGTTCCGGGCAGTTGTTCCAGCGTCCTTCCGTCTGTTCCGGTAGAAGGTCGCCGTCATGATGGCGGCCTGTTCGAGGTCGCCGGGGATGCTGCCTGTGGTGAAGCCAACTGTGTAGGTAATCTGATAGTTCTGATCACCGCTCAGCCAGCTCCACCCACCGTTCGTTTGAAGGTATCCAGGCAGCTTCCAGGCTCGGTCACGCAATCCCACGGCTATGTAATCACCAGGCGATACTGTCTCGTCAACGACGATCGCCCCAGAGGCGTCGTAGCTGATCAAGGCAATACTGGATACAGATACGATCGGACCGTCCGTGAGGTTGAGATGATTCATCCCAGAGCCGTCGTACGTCTGAACCAACTCCTGCTCTTCAAGAACACGCCCGACGATCACCCGCTCGATGAAGTCAGATGCCCGCTCCAGGATGTTGGCGAGATACACATCGTTCTCGGTGGTTTGCAGGTCGAGCGATTCTTTGAAGTTGGTCAGGTTCGTCAACATGGCTATTTCCTCGTCGTGCTCTTCGGATCGACCGCCCTGGTCTGGCGCGGATCATCATCTTCTGCGGCGGATTGCTTTGCAGCTACGGCCGCCAGCTTGGCAGCTGTCGCCGATCCCTTGCCGGCCTTCTCAGGATTCGCCAAGAAGCCGTCGATGGCTTCAACTTCACCACGCTCGATCAGCGCCGCGGCGACGTTGTCTTCGCACCACATCTCTCGGCTGCCATCTCTGAATGGCGCCTTCTTCTCCTGATCAAGCTGTCTTACTTTTGTCGGCATTGGAAATATCCTCCATGATCGACTGGCCATACGCCAGTGCTGTTTGGTTTACGAGATCCAGGATCGTATCCAGGTTCACGTTCTTGTTATGGCCGAAACGGATCCCAGGGCAGCCGATTACTTCGTATCCGAGCTGCTTGGCTCTCCAGGAGAAATCGATGTCTTCTCCTCGCAGGCCGTGTCCGTTGGGTCGGCGGATAAAGCGGAAAATGGGAGGACCCCAGTCAGGATCTTCCACCTCGTTTCGAAGATCTTTTTCGCTTCCGTCGAGAGCTTTGTATACGCAGTCACCCCAGAGCCTCCTGTCTTCCAGAACCTTCCGGTCAATCAGCATGGTAGCCGTACCAGCAGCATCAATCTTGATCGCTTTCTGACCAGTCTCAGGAACCACCGGCATGAAGGTCTCTTCGGTGGGGTGATGCTTGAACAAGCAGAGCTTGAGTTTCGTACGTTTGTTTTTTTCCTTGTTGCCATGGTCGAATGCCATCGCCATTCCAGCGATGATGTCCCCGGTGACGTCCAGCATACTCAGGGCGTTATCCGGCGGAATCATGTCGTTGTCGATGAACCAGAGTTTCTGAGCATCGGATTTCAGGAACATCCCAACAATCAGATTCCTGGCCCACTCAACTGGCGTCTTGTCAATGACCATCTGCCATGAGTAACGATATCGGTGGCCTTTCATCTGGTTGAGCTCTTGGAGACAGTGAAGGAAGCGATACACACCGATGCCCAAGCCGTCTGATCCGTGTTCGATAGGAACGCCGATCATGATGTGAATCCTCTCATCTTCCTTCGCCTTCGGAACCGCCTTTGTTTTCTTGTCCCAGCCCATTGGCTCTCTCCTAAAAATGGGGAGGGACCGAAGTCCCTCCCCGGTTAGTGGTTACAGCAGAGTGCCGCCGACCAGTTTGGTCCAGGCACCAGCGTTGGCAACGGTGAAGCCCCAGCGGCCGATCATCCGTGCGTCGATGCGATCGTGATCCCAGCCGACCTGGTCAGTCACTTCGAACCGCAGCGCCATCCGATCACCGAAGATCAGGTTGCGCGGGTCGCCGAAGTAGACGTTACCGGTGGAGGCGGAAGAACCACGGGTGATGTCCACGCTGAGCGCGGAGGTGAGGTAGACCGGGAAGCCCAGGATCGTTTTGTAGGGCGCACCCGGCACGTTGGCGTACTGGAAGATCGGCTGACCGGTGGTATCGACGAGGCCGACCACGGTTGCGAAGATCTTCGGATTCATGAAGAACGCGGCGTTGTCCCGCGTGGTCTCATCACCACCGGCGAAGATGGTGGAAACGAGATCCTGGTAGCTGATGGCCTCACCATTCGTGGTGGTGGTAGCGACCGTGGTGCCGGCATCGGTGATGACGCCGGTGAAGTTGGTGCCGGTGCCTTCCATGGCTTCCGTATCCAGCTGACGCGCGATCTTCTCGGCGAACGCCTGCTGCAGGTACGGGATGATGGCGACCACTGCATCGTCCACAACTTCCCTGGTCAGGGTTGCGCGGCCGATGAGTTTCTTGGCGGTCAGGGTGTTCTGGCCGAAGGTTCCTTCGCCCTGGGTCAGGGTGAAGTTTTCGCCGGACCAGTAGGCCGTCACGCCGGTGGCTTCGTTCGGGATCTTCATGTCGTCGCTGGCCATCGGGATATGGCGGGCACGGGACACGATGACGCCGTTGTCCTGGACGATTCGCAGCAGGTCGGCGGCGATGATCTCAGGAACAAGGAAGCCGCCCGTGGTGGTGGCGCCCTCTGCGTAGGTGGCCTTTCCATAGGCGTCTTCGAACGCCTGGTTGATGGCGCCCAGTTCCTTCCGGCACTTTTCGTGCTCGGAAGCGTACTGAGCCATCTGCAACTTCATCGTCCTGGCGTACCAGAGACCTGAGGCTGCGCGAAGAACCGCATCGTCCGCCAGGGTACCCTTGTCTACCTTGCCTTTGGCCTGGGAACGGATGATGGCTTCAGAGCGCCGTACGAGATCCCGTTTGCTTTCCGGGATAGCGGCCAGCACCTTGTCGGTGGAATCGAAGAACGAACCGGACAGACCGCTGACGATGCTGGTCCGCTTCTGCACGGCCTCCAGCTTGTCGGCGACCATCTTGAATCCGGTCTCCATTTCCGTGCGAACGCGTTCGGTCTCATGCACAACGGATCGCTCAACGGTGCTGAGCTTGGCGTCCTGCTTTTCGAGACGTTCGTCCTGCTGCTTGGAGCGAGTTACGGTGAACTCGCAAACCTCAGTCACGGCATCCAGCACAGGGTCATCGTGCTTTTCACCGGCGGCTTTCATTTTGTCAAGGATGTCTTTCGACATTACTTGAACTCCTTTCTGCTGACGGCACGAATGGCCTCAGCATTTGTCTGCGTTTTCAGTTCATCTCTCCACCCCAGGATGGAATCGTAGAGAGACACTCTATCGACCGCACTCTTCGCTTCGACCGGCTCTTCCTCGCTGTCCGGGGTAATCCCCGCGTCGCTGGTGTCCGAGTCATCCACGAAGGTGAGTTCGAGATTTTTGGGCCGACGTTCTTCAATGGGGAAGAACGCTCGACGAATGTTATCTTCAACCCAGTGATCTTCGGGCCTGAAGAATTTGCTGACGTGCTCAGGACTGAGACCACGCTTGATGGCGTTGGCGACGATGTCCTGATTCATGGGGATGGCAACCAGGCTGTATTCCAGCATCTCCCATTCAAGGAAGTGAAGACCACGGACGTAGACGTAATCGCCGTCCAGACCCTGCTGAACTTCGGCCTGGTCCTGAGCATCTTTGAATCGTTTCTTGCAGAGCTTGCAGCCAGCCTTGGCGCCTTCCCTGACACTGTGATGATCCTTGGATCGGAAGCCTATTGAGAAGGCTCTTGCCATCTTCGCTTCTACCAGGGCGAACGCCTCCGGCCCGAGGCCAGCGCTACCGAATGCCGTGGTGGATTCGATGTTGTGATTGCTCACCTTGATATCGGTGGCAGTGCCGATGATATCACGAATGGAGTATCCGTGGTCGGCCATGACGACGGGGTTCTTGGAGTAGTTCTCCAGATCCGCGCCCTTGGGCTCTACGATGTCGCCCGCGCGATCAATTGAGTTGGTGGTGATGAGATGCCTCACTGTTTTTCGTTCGGAGTCGATGTTCTTGACCTCCGGAACGCAGTGAAATTTCTCCACCGGGAGAGGGATTCGGTCCAGTGCTTCAGGCATCTTCGTCTTCCTCCACTACCGGCACTGCGACGCACCGACATTGAATAATTTCTTCCGGTGGTCCACCGGCTTCTTGCGGGTGATGCAACCCAGTTGTTGGAAAGCGCTCGCCGAGTATGATTTTTACGCCGTCTTCCTCGGCATGTGAATCTCGTACTTCAGGATCTCTGGTACTAAGCCATTCGATTCTTTCGATGTCCGCCTGCATCATCCCAAGGAAGCGTCCGCCGTTATGAGCCATCCCGATTTCCGTCTTAGCGATGACACGGCTTCGTCTCTGACCTACTTGGAAAACTTTATCAACTCTCTTGGCCAGGGCATCAACGTTATCCCGGTCAAGCAATCCCTCCCGCAAAGTTTCTCTGAGCTGCCTCTCCACAGTATCATTGATTCCTTTAATTTTCTGTTGGAGTCTCAGAGTGAGGGCGATGACGCGAGGATCCTTGACCTGAAATGACAGACTTCCGCTGATCTCAGCAAGCACGCCCGTACCGCCCTTCTTGATGGTTTTTTCATATACCGGTTTGGTGACCTTTGTGAGGGCAGCGTCCGCTTGCTCAGCATCGAACAAGAACAGATCTTCTTCACCCGTCTTGTTAACCACCAACCCTTTGACAGAAGATTGAACATTGCGTAAAGTCTCAATGCGAAGTCTCTCAAAATGAGCTCGAATCTTGGATCGAAATTCGCTCTCAAGAGAACGGGTCGACTGGGTGATAGCCTTCCACCGCAACCGCCTTGAGAATTCACGACCATGCGCCACCAGTCCTTTCTTGTCCTCAGAATTCACTTCCTCTTCATCTTCTTCACCGGCCGGCAATGCTGGCGGTTCCGGCGGTGGCGCTGGAGTAGCGGACATCGTCTGTAGAGTTAAGAGCTCCTCTACAGGAACCTGCTGCATCGTAAGGTAGCTCACTTCATAATCAGGAATGTCGTCTTCATTCCAACCCATCTCCAGTCTCTCATTGATGACCTTCTTAGAGATGCCGAGCTTGAACCACTTGTCAGCGACCTCTGTCTTTTCAACGAGGTTCTCAAGCAGCGCCTTTACCTTGTCCCAGTCTGGCTGGACGACGTAGTTGTCGATGCCGATCTTGGGGAAGAAGTCGTTGTTGATAACCTCAGCCTCGTCCTCCAAGAATGATTCGATAGTATGCTGCCAGTAGACTTCTTTCTGCTCCCTGGCGTTGGCGTAGTTCGCCTTCTCCAAAACACCGGCCAGGAACGGCGGCATTCCGATGGTACCGAGGATGATCTCTCTGCTGTACTCACGCAGTCCCTTGAAGTCCATGTCACGCTGGCTGACGCCCAGGTCCTGGAACGTCCAGCCGGCCGGCAGCGTTGCCACAGAGCGTTTGCCGGATGAGTGGCGCTGGTTCCACATCCTGCCGTAATCTTTTCGCTGATCCTGGTCCAGGCCAACACCCATCACACCGCCAGGGATGAGCAGGCCAGACGGGATGCCGTTCTGTTCGTTGAAGAATCTGGCATTCCACTGTGAGGCAGCGTAGTCACCGACCAGCTCATGGATCAGCGATTCCATGATCGACAAACCACGAATGGGGTTGTACGGATTCCAGCGCTTGGAGTGAGTGATCTTCGTTTCGTCAAGCGGCTCTTCGGTGCCGTGCGGTGTTTTCAAATAGTACTTGAGCTTCTCACCAACTACTTTGATGACCACCTTGCGAGGGTCAAGCAGCATGATGTTCGTCTGGCCTTCGAATTTCGTTGCGCTATCAAGGATAGCCTCGATCCTGGGCGAGGATCCTGGCGTGGGGCGTGTGATCTGCAGATTCGGGTAGTACCAAATGTACTCTCCAAATATATACTTGCTGATGTACGAGCCGATCCAGAGCTGCCTGCCATTCATCCACGGATTTGGATTCTTCCACACAGACAGCACAGGATGTTTCAGGTCAGGCTTGTCACTCACCTTCCCGCCGCCAGTCACACGATGCATCTCCCAATCGACGGACGCAGCATCTCTGGCGATGGTGCCTACCGCTTTGGCTATGATCGGGTGTTGACGATACGGCTCGGTCAGAGCCTGTGAACCTTCCCCGCCAAGGAGCTGTCCGGTTACGAACTGTTTGGCCAACTCCCACTTCTCAGCACCCGGCCCTCCGAACGTGATGCCGAAAAGTCCCTTGGCCATGTCGACGAGGATTTCTCTAACCATCTTAGGTCTCCATTGTCCTCTGGCAATTTGGACATGGGAATTTGAAGCCAGGCTTGTGGGATTCACCGAATACCATCGGCAGGATT